TCCGGAGGTATTGTAGATGCCAGTGAAGTTCGACGTGCCAGAAGTAGCAAGATCTATGACTGACCCCGTCAGCGCAACTCCCGTGCTTTCGATTGTCGAAATGCGGCTGCTATATCCAACGCCAGATCCTGCAAGGGAAGAAACGGAACCCGTCAGAGCAACCCCAGTGGATTCGATAGTCGAAATGCGACCATCATTTAAATCTATTCTGGCTCCACTAGTAGCGCTGAAGGACGTTCCTGCTGTGGTTTGTGTAGTACCATCGCTGAACGCTACTCCGCTTACCCCAAGCTTTACTCCAGTTAGTGAAGCTATGTTCCCAGTAGTAAAAACGGCGCCACTAGCAGGGTACGTTATAAAGGCGGTGGCACTTCCGGAAAGGTAGATGGGAACACCGTCTCCGCTCGCTCCCGCCAACACGGTGTCCCTAGTCAGAGTATTTGAGCTATAGGTTCCTATGCCAACTTCCCAGTTGGTGGATTCTTCTATAGCATAAAATGTCTGCGTACCGTTATCCAAAACAGAGAAATTCTGATAGCCCCCGAAGGAACTATCAAGCGTTATCGTTCCCGCCCCTGTAGTGGTGGTCCCCTGTTTTACCCTATCTCTTACGAATAGCATCGTCGAATAACCCCTATCATTTTACTTGAAGAATATATCGAGGTCTCCGCTTGTGAAAGAGAAGGTATCTCCATTGGTAACATTTTTAGCCGTAGTAAGTTGTCCATAAAGTAATATATTGTCGGCTGTACCGGAGCCGTCAACAATAAATACCCCAGAAACATATCCCCAATTAGAAGTAGCCGTAGGAAATGTAAGATCTTGAAAATTGTGTGTTTGACCGGAAGTAGCTGGGGCTGCCCAATAAGCCGTTCCGGGCCCTCCAGAAACCCTAGCATATGATCCGCCGCTAAGCTCTTGACTAAAACTGCCACTTTCCAACGAACCAGAACTATAATTCCCAACCAAGCCCATGTATAGAGTAGAGGGAGAAGAGAAAGTAATATTTTTAAAGATATGACCTATTAGTCCAGACTCTAAATAGTGTGACATTGCAGACATCTTTTTCTCCTGTGCCGTTAATTAATAAGGGTTGGAAATGTAATGGCGTCTGGAAAAATAGACTTTTCATCACTATCTTTCTTCTCGGGAATGGCTCCTTCGATTGGAAATTTTAAGATGTCTTCTAGACTGGGAACTTCAAGGTTTGTATCAAGAGCCCATCCTATATCCTGACTATCCGCCCACCTTTTCATTCGGCGTACAGGGACGATGAGGTTGAACGTTTCTCCAGCACCACGAACAAGCATTCCGACATATTGACCGCCCTTGCCTTCGGATCTTTCTGAAAGAAAGACTCCTCCTCCAGAACTTCCCGGAAATGCAGTTACTGTAGTCTGGTCGAATACAACTCCGTCACCACTTCCTAGATTAAGAACTCTCCCAACCTGCGATATGATGCCTCTTGTCATTGAATTTGAACCCTGCTGACCCAACAGAGATCCTACGTGATATAGTTCGGTCCCAATAGGTATAGGATTTTCCGAAATACAAAAATCTACATTCTGTTGAATGAAGTCTCTTTTTCTAACCATTAAAAGGGCCAAGTCTTCTCCTTCTTCGGAGGGACTGTATTTAATAACCTTCGCATCCATTTTTAACTCACCAACCCGGCGTCCATTTTCTATTAATTCTTTAACGACCTGAGCGTCTTTAAACTCTACTACTTTTATTTGTCTGCCATCTTTAATTATAGTTCGGACAGATCTGAGATTGTCAATAACATGACCAGCCGTCCATACAAAGTTAATCTTTTCTATTTTGTTTGGGCCCACTCTAACATCTCTAGTAATAATTACACCAGACCCTTCGCTGTATCCTGACTTCACTGTTACTGAAATATCCTGAAGTTTTTTATAGAGGGCTTCGTCAGCTTTTACTTGAGCAGACAAAGCGATTATCAAAGAAGCAAATACGAAAAAAATTTTTTTGGCTATCATTTTTACAACCTTTCCTTTTTAATGAAAAAAACCGCCTTTAGAAATACCAGATATAAAGGATCACAAAAGACGGCTTTTTTTTTTTTAATCACAGAAGAGTAATCTTAGAATGCACCAAGAAGCACTCGTCTGTTGTCTAGAACGGCAAAGCCGTGCTCAGCCCATCCATAAAGACCTGCTCTCCTCTGTCGATGAAGGGTATCGTCCTCAAAGATCTGAACGTCTTCACGAACCGGCATCACAAAGCTGTCGTTTGTTCTAAGATCTAGACCCACGAGTACTTCATTGTCGCCAGCAGGCAAGCTGCCGCTTAGATCAGCCGTATAGAAGTTCTGATACTCTTGGCCTTCACCAAGCTCATCCAAATCATGCAAGTTGACTTGGAAGATTCGAAGGAGCAAACCTCCCTCTTGAGTAATGAGTTCACGTCGGGTGATGGGATCAACTTCATCAACACCCCAATTGCGGATGTCTTCGATGCCTTCCGGACTCAAATACAGGTCCGTAAGCTGGCCTCGATTGATGGAGGTGCTGTTTCCGCCCCCGTTTCGACGCATAACCGTCTTCATTAATGAAACAAGTCGCTTTGAGAAAACGCCTGAAGCAGCGTCTGCATCATAAACCAAAATATTACGATCAACGCCAGCGGCTAGCATTGTGTGCCAGCCATCATCATTCGCCTTCTTAACGAACTGACTTTCCATAACGCTCATAGCACGACCTACGACATCCCATCTAGCATCACGAGCATACTTCAAAAGCCAATCTATCGAAGCACCAACGTCATAGGTAGGAACCATGACATAGTCACCTTCGACGTGTCTCTCTGGAATACGTCCGTGGTTAGGAATGGTATATGCTACAAAATCTTTCTCCGTTCCGGGAGCGAGGAAATCCAATGGGAATTCACTGGTGCTGCCGGTTTCCAGACGGATGGCTTCAAATATACCGTCTAGAATATTTCCGCTCATAACCCCTTTTCGGAGTGGCAACTCAAGAGCTTTAGCAAGCTCGGCTGTCGCGGAAAGAGACTCCTCCCTTTTGAGTGATCCTGCTCTTACAAGCAGCTCATTCATTTCGGGAGTTGGCTCAAAAAACTTTTTGTTAGCCATTTCTTATCTCCTAAGTTTTATTAATTAATTACCATGTGATGTCGATTTGGACCTTAGCGTACCCATCTTCGTCTTTGATGGACAGTAAGCGACCAACTCTAGGACCACCATTATTAGTGACCGACATAGACCCGGCATACGTGCCATCGAGGGTAGTCACATACAGGGAAGAGCCAATATTGGCGGCTGTAGGTGTGCCGGAAACATTATTTGTCACAACGAAACCACGTTGTAGTAACAAGACCTTACTTCCCAGTTGGACTTCGTCCTTCTGGAAGTTAAGATGTTGCCTCGTGAGGTCGAGGTTTACGACATCGTTAAGTAAGAGGCCAGCGGGCGCTTGCAAATCTGCGGGAACGGTTCCCGTAGGAGCCTGAACTCTCTGGTTAGAGGAGTCCATTGCCGAGCCAGAGCCTGCCTGACCGATATCAAACATAACAATTTTACCTCTTTCACCAGTTTCATTCATGAAGAAACTAAGATCTGTGAGGTGTTCATTTCTATCTGGTTTAAGTGCCATTGTGTTTATTCTCCTAATTCTTGATTAAGAACGTAAGTATTTACCCACTCACGAAGATTGGCACGAACATGATTTGACTCATCCTCTACCTCTTCGGAAGCAACCGACATGTCAATTGTTTCCTCGGCAGAAGCTGTTTCAAGCACTTCTTCGTCAACCTCAGAAGCCTCTTCGTAGTCTTCTGAATCAGCTTGTGCAGCTTTGGCGTCCGTATCAACTTCAGCCTTGCTATCTTTCTTCTTCTTTTTGAAGGGATTGCCTTCATCTTCGTCTTCGTCGTCAGCAGCTTTCTTACGCATGTAAGCGGATTTCAAGGTTTCCGCCATTGCCGCGAATTGATCATCGCTCAGACCGTCAAAAATGTCGATCTTTGCAGCAGCCTCTTCTTCAGAAAGACCAACTTCAATAAGCGTAGCCATTCTTTCGGCTTTGACTTTCTCTTGTTCCATGGATTTAATCAGATCTTCTACCTTTGTTCTGGCTTCAGTCTCTACTGAAAGCTTAGCTTCCAGCTCCTCTGATTTAGAAGCTTCTGCTACCAAGTCTTCGTTAAGTTTATTAAAGGCGTCACTCAGAGCTTCCGATGTTTCGTTAAGCTCTATGATCTGCTTCTCTAAACCTTCAACGTTTGCCTTGGACAGCTTGTCTACAAGCTCCTTATTTTCAGCCTGAACATCAGCTAGAGCTTGTTTAAGCTCATTGATCTGATTGTTCAAAATATCAGTAGACATATTCAAATTCTCCTGTTTTTCTTTGCTGGAAAATAATTCTTCTTCTACGCTAACAAATACACCATCGGTGTCAGAAAACAAGTTTTTCGCAACAGAGGCGTTTGAGAAATTAAAGATATGGTTGCTATCAAATATAATGCTGTCCGGATTTGCGGGCCTCTCGACAAAGCCCTTTCCGGAAAATGTTATATTCCTAAGCAGTCTTCCGACTTTATGATCTTGATAATCTCCATTGCCTCCATAGGATCGCAAATGCTTTGTGAGAAAGGATGTCTCTTCGTTTCTGGCGATGATATGATTTTCGTTGCTTGGGGTTACAACAGCATAATCAAAGCCTCGAAAGACACATTCCATCGACACAAACATTTCCCCGTTTTCTATTTTCGCTATAAGATCTTCTGCTCTAGCCTGATATTCGGGATCTTGCCATTGTCTATAAATAACAGAAGAAACTAACAGATGGTAAAGGCCCGGTAAGTCGTTTGCACTAACACTATCGTCAACAAGACTAAAGTTAGCGTCTACCGGCCAGCTACCTATAATCCCTCCAACT